AGTACATCAGCAAAGCAGACAATTGAAAAATATCTGCAATTGGGTGATTGATTATGAAATTGCAGGTTTGTCGAAAGTGTAAACACGAATATCATCCGTGTAGCATACGGAAATGCCCGTACTCTGAAAAAGGTTTGTACATCTGCGTTTACTGCTGTAAGCACTGTAGGTTTTGCAAGCCCGTAAGTACAGGCTTTGTCTGTGAATTTGAAAGGAGAGAAAGCGTTGAAAGCAAGAATACCAGTTAAGCTAAAAAAAGAGGCTATGGCGGAGATTAACCGCCTTGCCGACAGGGAATATCAGAAAGTCAAGGACAAGGAAATTGCGGACGCCACAAGGCGAATTTTTAAGACGATTGTATTTGCCTTGTATAAGGATTTCGGCTTTGGTCGTGATAGATGTGCAAAGGCTTTGAAGTCGATGACCGAGATAATTGAACACTCCGATACTGACGAAGTGTTTTGGGAGCATATCGACCATGTGGTTATCGACAAGCTGAAACTTGAATTTGATAAGCGGGACTACACCGACAATGGAAAAGTTGTTAATTTTGAAGGAGACGAAGAAAATGATTGATTGTACGAAAACTACAAACTACTTCAACGAAAAGTTGAAGATGACAAAAAGAACAAAGAACGGACTGTGTGAAATTAAATGTGGCAACTGTCCTTTATCAAGTAAAAACAACGGTGAAGGTTTACCGTGTCCAGAATTTGAAATGTATTATCCCGAAAAGGCAATCGAAATCGTTCAGAGGTGGTCGGACGAACACCCGCAGAGGACTTATTTAAGCGAGTTCTTGGAACATTATCCGAACGCTCAGCTTAGAATAGACGGAATACCTAAAGGTGTATGTCCGTATGCCTTAGGACTGATAAACAGAGATGATTGTCAAAAAAAAGACCATAACTGCGTTGAATGTTGGAATCAGCCTATTGAGGACGGTGAAAAGTGATGATTGAAAAAGAATTAAAAATCCGTGATTTTTGCGGTGATTATGCTTTGGATATACCGTTCGCAGACGGTAGTGTAAACACGATATACTTTAATTCAAAACGAAATGCCGAAACAGTTAAGCATATTATCGAAGTTGACGGTAGTAAACCCAATCATGCTACGGTGTGTGAAATGGAAGAAATCAGGCACGGAAAGTGGGAATACGACAGCGAGGGTGTCAACTGTGCAATTTATTTATGTTCTGAGTGTGGTAATTTTATTGCTCTTTATGCGGGCGTTTTTAGCGAGGGTATTGATTTGTACCCATATTGCCCCTACTGCGGTACAAAGATGGATAAGGAATGATATTTAATGAAATATTATTATAAACTAATTAATAATGAAACAAATGAAATAGAGAACTATGTAGAAAGTTCTGGATGTATAAGACCTGAAAACCTTTGCGATATACTTAGACTTAGCGGATATCATGCTGTAAGCTGTACAAAACAAGAATATGAGGAAGAGACATATGATGAAAATATCTGAACTAAAAATCAAGTCCTGTCAGAGTTGCGGTGCAAAGATGGATAAGGAGTGAAAATAATGACAAGAACTGAATTTGAAAAGTATTTAGGTAAGGATGTAACAATTACTCTGTATGATGGAGCGATATACGCAGGCATATTACACCAAACTGGCGAAAAAGCTTTTGCGGACAATCCTAATTTATCAGTGCCGTTAAATTTTTATTTTTGTATTGATGAGAATAATGAAGTAGTTAAAAATACTGTATTTAGAGTGTCGCATATCCAGAAAATCAGCTGCAATGAAAAGTTAAGAATGACAAATTTTGAAAGGATTAAATCAATGAGTATTGATGAAATGGCTCGAAGTTGTATAGACTTTTTCAGTTGCCCGTATGTCGGCTGTCCTATGGAAAAGCGATTCAATAACAGCTGTATTGACTGCACAAAACATTGGCTTGAAAGTGAGGTAGAAGAATGAAAGTACATCATTGCATAGATGTTTGTTGTGGAGGCCGTATGTTTTACTTTGATAAACATAACCCAGATGTAGTCTTCATGGATAACCGTAAATTTACTGATACTCTTTGTGACGGTAGAGCGTTTGAAGTCAAACCTGATGTTGTGGCCGATTTCAGGAATATCCCTTTTAAAGATGATACATTTAATTTAGTAGTATTTGACCCACCGCATCTAATCAAAGTAGGGGATAAATCTTGGTTGGCAAAAAAGTACGGTAAACTTAACCCACATACATATAAAGATGATTTATCTAAAGGGTTTAGGGAATGTTTCAGAATTTTGAAACCATATGGAATTTTGGTTTTTAAATGGAATGAAACGGATGTTAAAACTAACGAGATAATTAAATTATCACCAATACCTCCACTTTTGGGACATAAAAGTGGAAAATTGAATAAAACACATTGGCTACTTTTTATGAAAAATGGTACTGAAAGTGAGGCAGATATGGATTGACGGCGAGAGAGATTAAGGATATCAACCGAGAGATTTCACGGCTCAGGGCGAAAATGGCACGGATTCAGGCTGAGGCGGACAACACGGCGGTGACGCTGGGTGAACGAATTGTTCCGTCAGGTCAGACATCCGACAGAGTGGGCAATGCGGTGGTGCAGATTGCCGATATTCAGCGTGATATTCAGAACCTTGAAATCCGCAGGAACTCGGCTCTGAACAGCCTCTCACGGGATGATTTTGTGGAAAACTGCCTGTTTATGCACCTCGGCTTAAAATACAGCTGGGCGAAGATTGCAGTCGATACAGGCGGAATCAATACCCCCGACAACATAAGAAAAATGTGCAACCGCCACCATTGGTAAATTTGTCCGTTTTTCCGTTTTAGGTGCGGTATAATGTAAACTGAAGAAAGCAACAAAACGACATAGGCATTTATGTCCTCCTAAAATAAATCGCACAGACCGCTCTCGTTTGAGGGCGGTTTTGTGTTGTGAGGGAAAAATCAGATAAAAGAGGTGAGGTGATTGCCCAATGAGAAAAATTTAATACCGTTTACATCTGACCAAAGCCGTGATGAAGCCGTGAAAAACGGAGCAAAGGGCGGTAAGGCTTCGGGCAAGTCACGCCGCCGTAAAAAGAGTATGAAACAGGTTATGGATATGTTACTTTCGTTGCCTGCCAACACTCCTGCCGACTGGGAAATGCTTATTGATATGGGAATTAATGTTGATGAGATTGACGAAGATTTGGTCAATAATTTGCTCGTTGTAAATGCGGCACTTCTCAAAAAGGCTAAAACAGGTGATGTTAATTCTATTAAAGAATTAAGAAATATTATCCGTGACAATGTTTTTGAAAATCATAAAATCAAGCTCGACAATGCCTATCTCGACATTGAACGAAAAAAGGCTGAACCGCCAAAGAGTGACGGTTCGGAGTACAAAGGAATACCGGCTAATATGGTTGCACCGTCGTTTTCGTCGGTGCTTTTTGATATTGAGGGTAAAGAACATTCGGAATATGTTTTCCCCGGCGGAAGAGGTTCAACAAAATCGTCTTTCGTCAGTCTGAATGTTATTGATTTGCTTATGAAGAACGAGGATATGCACGCCTGTATTTTTCGTCAGGTAGCCGACACTCTGCGCAGTTCGGTGTATCAGCAGATTCTGTGGTCAATCTCTGCTCTCGGTCTTGAAAGCGAGTTTAACTGCACCGTGTCACCTCTCGAAATCACGAGGGTAAGCACAGGACAGAAAATATACTTCCGTGGAGCAGATGATCCGGGCAAGATTAAATCAATCAAAGTACCGTTCGGCTATATTGGCGTTGTGTGGTTTGAAGAACTTGACCAGTTCACCGGCGAGGAGGCTGTCAGAAAGATTGAACAGTCGGTGATTCGTGGCGGTGACACGGCTTTTAAATTTAAATCGTTCAACCCTCCGAAATCTGCACAGAACTGGGCGAACAAGTATGTTAAAATTCCCCGTCAAGACAGGCTTGTTATTGAGAGTACATACCTTACAGTACCGTCAAAATGGCTCGGAAAGCCGTTTATAGATGACGCAGAGTTCCTGAAAGAAACAAACCCTACCGCCTATGAAAACGAGTATATGGGCATTGCTAACGGCACAGGCGGCAATGTATTTGATAATGTTGTTATTCGTGAGGTCACAGATGACGAAATTCAGACCTTTGACAGATTTTACAGAGGAGTTGACTGGGGCTGGTATCCTGATCCTTTTGCCTATGATTGTATGACTTATATTCCAAGTCAACACAAGCTCATTATTTTTGACGAGGAACATTGCAACAAGACAAGCAACAAAGAAACAGCCGAATTGCTCAGAACTAAGCACGGAGTTACAAGTAATGATTTGATTACCTGCGACAGTGCAGAACAGAAGTCAGTCGGCGATTACAGGGCTGACGGTTTAATGGCTCGTTCGGCAGAAAAAGGACCCGGTTCGGTTGTTTACTCGATGAAGTGGTTGCAGTCTTTACGGGAGATTGTGATTGATAACACACGCTGTCCGCATACTGCACAGGAGTTTCTCGACTATGAATACGAGCGTGATAAGGACGGCAATGTTATCAGCGGTTATCCCGATAAGGACAACCACCATATTGACGCTGTCAGATATGCAATGAACAGAGTATGGAAACGCAGAGGTGAATAATGGGACTTATAGATTTTTTAAAAGGAGTGTGGAGGCGAATGTTTCCGCTTGAAAATATTCGGCAGGCGCTTAATTTACGGCTTGCGATTACGGCAGAAATGCAAAAGGCTATCGGCGTATGGCAAAACTGCTATGTCGGCAAAGCTCCGTGGCTTGATGAAAATGTCATCAGTTTGAGGCTTGAGCAGTCAATCACAAGGGAGTTTGCTAACATTACGCTTAATGAAATGACGGTGAACATCTCAAATGAAACGCTGTCAAAATTGTTTGAAACTGCAACCGAGGAGCTTAATTCGGAGTTACAGTCAGGTCTTGCAACAGGCGCAATGGTCATCAAGCCTTTGGGCGGTGACAGGGTGCAATATATCTCGGCAAACGCTTTTGTGCCGATTGAGTTTGACGCAAAGCACAGGCTTGTAAAGGTCATCTTCCCCGAATTTAAGAAAATCGGTGACAACTACTACACAAGGCTTGAATATCACAGCCTTGATAAGGACAAGGGCTTGACTGTTACTAACACGGCTTACCGTTCGTCATCATCCGAGGTTCTCGGTACTGAAATTCCTCTCGCTGTCATTGACGAGTGGGCAGACTTACCGCCTGCGGTCACATATCCCGATATGAAAAGACCTGCGTTCGGTTATTTCAGAGTGCCGATTAAAAATACGGTTGACGGCTCATCATGCGGTATGTCGATTTTTGACAGCGGACTTGAAATCATTCAGAAAGCCGATATGCAGTTCGGACGGCTTGACTGGGAATTTGAAAGCGGAGAGCGTGCGATTCATGTTGATTCTGCCGTGTTTAAGGACGGCAAAGCCGACAGACTTAACAGGCGTTTGTACCGTGCCGTTGATGTGGATTTGGGCGACGAAGAACTGTTCAAGGACTTTTCGCCTGCGTTCCGACAGTCCGACATTACGGACGGCTTGAATACATATCTGCGTATGATTGAATTTGCGGTCGGTCTTGCATACGGTGACCTTTCAAACCCCGAAACAGTTGCAAAGACTGCTACGGAGATTAAGTCGGCAAAGGACAGGAAGTACAACACCGTGTCGGCAATTCAGAAACAGCTTCGCTATTGCCTTGATGACTTGGTGTATGCTCTTGCCTTTTACAATTCGCTGACAACAAGCGGTTATTCGTTTGTATGCGATTTCAAGGACAGTATTCTGACCGATGAAGAAACCGAACGCAAGCAGGATATTCAGGACTTAAACCTTGGTATTATGCGACCTGATGAGTACCGTATGAAGTGGTATGGAGAGGATGAAAAGACAGCAAAAAAGAATCTTCCGCAGTCCTCTGAGGTTATCGAATAATGTTCACTCCGACTGAAATTGAGGCTTTGCCCTCGGCTATGGAACAGCTGTACCGCAGTTTACAGTTAAATATTATGTCCGACCTTACGGATCGTTTGAAAGCTAACGGTGAGGAGATAACCTCTGCCGCCGATTGGCAGATAAACCGCTTGTATGAATTAGGCGTGAGCAAGGATGAAATAGACAGCCTTATTCAAAGCACGCTCGATGTGTCTGACGATGAAATCGACAGAATCTATGACGAAGTCGTGAAATCGGGATATGCAAGAGATGAGGAGTTTTATACAAGCAAGGGCAAAGAGTATATTTCTTATGCGGAAAATAAACAGCTGCAACAACTTGTAAAGGCGGTCAAAAATCAGACAAAATCGGAGTACAGGAACATTACAGGCTCACTCGGATTCGCCGTGAGAAATGCCGACAATACGCTGTCATTTACTCCGCTTGCGGACTTTTACCAACGCACTCTTGACAACGGAGTTATGCAGATTGCAAGCGGTGCGGTTGATTATAACACAGTCCTTAAAAGAGCGGTTAAAGCTATGACCGACAGCGGATTGCGTACCGTCGATTATGCAAGTGGTTGGAGCAATCGTGTTGATGTGGCGGTTCGCAGGGCGTTGATGACAGGCTTTAATCAGGTTGTCGCAAAGGTCAACGAGGACAACGCCGAACAGCTCGGCACGGAATATTTCGAGGTCAGCTATCACCGTGGGGCAAGACCGACACATCAGGTGTGGCAGGGCAGAGTGTACAGCAAAAAGGAGCTTGAAACCGTCTGCGGATTGGGTACGGTCACAGGACTTTGCGGTGCGAATTGCTATCACAGCTATTCGCCGTTTATGAAAGGAATTGACACTCCGACATACAGCGAAGAAGAACTTGACCGTATGAACGAGGAAGAGAACACGCCGAAAGAATACAACGGCAAAGAGTACACGGCATATGAGGCACAGCAAAGGCAAAGACGGCTTGAAACCGCAATGCGTGCCGACCGTCAGCAGATTGAACTGCTCACACAGGGCGGTGCAGACTATGACACAATCACAGGCGCAAAGGTCAGATATTTTCAAAGGCAGGACGAATATGTAAAGTTTTCAAAAGCTATGGGACTTCCCGAACAATGGGAAAGAATAACCGTTGACGGCAAAAATGCCTTAGGCTCAAAACTCCCGAAAAAAGCAGGGAGTGTTAATAAAATCACCGCTGAATCTGTTGCAAAATCGGGTAAAAGTGGTATAATAAAAGAGAAAAGTAAAAAGCCTATTACTCCGATAACCGATAAAGCTATCAGTCGTATTCCTAAAGTTGATATTGAAGGTTATACAGAAGAGCAGTGTTTGAAAATTCAAAAACAACACAAGGAGCTTTTGAAATTTTCAAAAGAACAAAATGAAAATAAAGAAGTTGCCTTCGTGTTAAAAAATGATGTGTCCAAAATGATTACAGAGCCTATTAAAGGAACTGATGAAAAAATAGATTTTGGATCAGCACTTCAAGGCAAAGATTTATTTGTTATGCACAATCACCCGAGAAACAGCAGTTATTCTTTAAATGATATTATCGAATTTATTAAGAATGATAGTATAAAAACATTTACTATTGTGAAAAACGATGGCAACATTGAAGTATTAACAAAGTTGAAAGGATACGACAGACTATCACTTTTAACAGAGTTACAACGAATGGGAAAAAAGAGGGTAAAAACAGGTTCTGATAGTGAATACAGAAAGGTTATTGATAAATTTTTAAGTAAACATCAAGAAGGAGGTTTATTTGAATGGAAGAAATAAACAAATCTGTTTTAGATGGTTCTAACGAAGAAGCTTCAAAACGTCTTGACGAAATAATTAAAGAACTTGAAAAACAAAGAAACAAAAGCTAACCGCTCCGTAAAAAGGGCGGCTTTGTTGTTTAACTTGCCGAGAATATGTTCAGAGTAAGAAAAACGGCTTGTTCACGGCATTGCTTAACTTGCCTGTAACTTGCCGTAACAGAACTAAATACATCAAATCAGCACTTTGAGAAATCAGAGTGCTTTTTTATTATTAATCAAAGAAAGGTTTGATACTATGAGAAAAAGAATTTTAGCAATTGTACTTATGGTAGTTATGATTGCAACAACCGTACTGATTACTGTGGGCTGTACCGAGGCAACGCAGGTATCGCACAATGTTTCGCAGGAAGCAGACAATTTCAATGTGATACGCAGGCTTACGGTTATTAACACAAGAACCGATAAGCCGTCATTTGAACTCGTTGCCGCTTTTTCATTACAGGTCGATAATGACGATAACCAAATTGAGGTTGTCTGCGAAACGGGCAAGGGTGAATACAAAAAGCATATCATAGGTCTTAATGATGAAACTATGTATGTTGTAGAGGACATAAGCGGTGCAGAAGTGGATAAATACCGTTATGAAATTAACTTCCTGCCTAAACAGATTTTGCCGATTACATTTAAGAGTAAAGATTAACAGTTAAACCCGTCGATTTCGACTGGTTTAGAAAGGTGGTGACAGAATGAAAATCAGAGTAACAACAGCATTTAATGACAGGCAGAACGGCTATGTAACCCGACCTGTGAATGAAGTTTTTGAATGTTCAGAGCAGAGAGCAAAGGAACTCATTGACGGCGGTTTTGCAGAAGAGGTCAAGCCTGACGCTCCCAAAAAGCCGAGAGCCAAAGCAGTTAAAACAGAAAAAGCAGATTAAGCACCCTTGCATTTGATTGCATAGGTGCTTTTATTTTACCCTGTCGTAGGTTATAACGGCTGAATTTCTACCGCAGGCAAAGCGGAATACAAGCTATGCAGAAAGGATTTACTATGAAGAATATACACACACTTCTCTCCGAAATCGGCTTTACAGTTCCCGAAGATAAAAAGGTAGACTTTGAAAAAGCCTTTGCGGATAATTACAAAACCGTGTCAGAGGTTGAAAAGCTCCGCACATCAAGGGACAACTACAAGTCACAGCTTGAAACTGCACAGACTGCACTCAAAAAGTTTGAGGGTGTCAATGTGGACGAGCTCAAGGGCGAAATCAAAAAGCTCAACGGCGACCTTGCAACCAAAGAGACTGAGTATCAGACAAGGATTGCGGATATGGAATTTAACTCAGTGCTTGACGGTGCAATTTCGGAAAGCGGTGCAAGAAACTCAAAGGCTGTCAAGGCTCTGCTTGACCTTGAAAACCTGAAAACATCTAAAAATCAGGCAGATGACATCAAAAAGGCTCTCGAACAGGTTAAGTCCGAAAACGGCTATATGTTCGGTTCTGACGAGCCTTTTCAGAATCCTGTCGGTGCAACCGATACAGGTAACGGCGGTACAGGCTCAAATCCGCTTGCGTCAATGCGTGCGGCTATGGGACTTTCTGCCGAAAAGAAATAATTTTATTAAATCTATGAGGTGATTTTATTATGGCAAACACAATTGCACTTTTTAAACAGTACACAGCGTTGCTTGATGAGGTCTATAAGCAGTCGGCACTCACAAGCAAAATTGACGGTGCGTCAGACCTTGCAACACAGGGCGCTAACGCAAACGAGCTTATCATTCCGATGCTCACAATGGACGGTCTTGCAGACTACTCACGCAACAGCGGTTATGTTGACGGCGATGTTGAGCTTGCAAACGAAACCGTGAAATGTAACTTTGACCGTGGCAGAATGTTCACGGTTGACACAATGGACAACGCAGAAACGGCAGGCATTGCATTCGGCAGACTTTCGGGCGAGTTTATCCGCACAAAGGTTGTTCCCGAGCTTGACGCTTTTCGCTTTGCAAAGTATGCCGGTACAAGCGGTATTTCTTCCGTGAGTGCAACTCTCACAACAGGGGAAGATGTTGTAAAGGCTCTCCGCACAGCCTCAACAAAAATGGACGAGGACGAAGTTCCTTTCGAGAACAGACACCTTTTCATCACATCACCGCTTTACGGTCTTGTGCAGGATCTTGATACAACAAAGTCAAGGGAGGTTCTCAGCCGTTTTGCAGATACCACACTTGTTCCTCAGTCAAGATTCTATACAGCAATTGAACAGCTTGACGGCACATCCTCAAGCAAGGAAAAGGGCGGTTACAAAAAGGCGACTTCGGGCAAGAATATCAACTTTATGATTATTCACGGCTCTGCTCCGATTCAGTTCACAAAGCACCTTGACACAAAGGTTATTGAGCCGTCAGTTAATCAGAGTTCTGACGGTTGGAAGTTTGGTTATCGTATGGTCGGTATTGCCGATGTTTATGCGAATAAAAAGGCAGGTATCTACTGCCATTCAGCCGTAGAGGCTTAAAGGAGTGTTACTATGACCGCTTATGCCGATGAAGGCTATTACATCTCTGAATATCTCTGTGGCAGAAAGGCGGTCATTGTCTCCGCCTTTGATTATTATGCGCGCTCTGCAACCCTGCTCATTAAGGCATACACAGGCGAAAATGTTGACGGGAACAATATTCCCGAAAGCGTAAAACTCTGCTGTTGTGAGCTTGCAGAGCTTGTATATAACGATGAAAAACAGTCCGCAAATTCAGGAATTTCATCTGCAAGCGTCGGTGATGAATCCGTAAGCTATGTGTCCGAAGAAGAGCGTAAAACCGCCCATAAAAAGGCTGTCAGACACACAATTTACAAGTATCTTGCCGACACCGATTTGCTGTACAGAGGTGGTCACAGATGATTATTACCCCTGAAAGCTCCTGCACAATCTACAGATTCAACGGCTCAGGCTATGACCGATATTTCATTCCCGAATGTCATTGGCAGGAGAACAAGGCTCGCAATGTGCTTAAAAGCGGAATGCAGAACGCTGACAGCGTGACGGTGTATATTCCGATTGAATCCGCAGGGCTTTTGCCCGGCTTTTTAAAGCCGAGCGAAAACCTTTTTGCAGGTCAGCTATGTACCCCTCAGAACAGCGCACAGGACATTATTATTAAGGGCGAGAGTAATTTTACCTTTGATAATTCAAACCCTCAGAGCGTGTCACAGAGCCTTAAAACGCTAAAGCAAAAACACAGGTGCTATGCGGTTATGTCGATTGATGAAAAGCTCTACGGCGTAACCGATTTACAGCACATCAAAATTTCGGCGAGGTGATTGCATGAAGATTGTTCAACCGCCCGATTTTGTCATCAAGTCAAAAAACGGAACGGCAGGTTTCCTCTGGGATAAAAAGTTTGCAGTCCGCAAAAATGCCGATGTGTTAAAGGTGCAAAAGTATGTTGACAGCACGGTTTTACGATTGATGAAACCCTATACACCATTCAGAAACGGCGTGCTTGAAAAGTCGGCAACCCTCTCAACGGTTATAGGCTCGGGCGAAATTCATCAGAACACACCGTATGCAAGGTATCTCTACTACGGCAAGGTTTACGGTCCTAATATACCGATTAAGAAAAACGGTGTTATTGTGGGCTATTTCAGCCCTAAAGGACAGAAGAAACACCCAACAGGTAAAATGCTTGTTTATTCTCGGGCAAAGCACCCTCTTGCCGGCAAGATGTGGTTTGAACGAATGAAAGCCGACCGTAAAAAAGAGATTTTACAGGGTGCTGCTAAAGTGGCAGGAGGTACGGCAGAATGAACATAATTGAACTTATGCAGAGCATTGTGATGAGCTTTCCAAAGCTGAACGATGTCCTGCACATTGACTACACAACCCCTGACGCCGACAGCTACGGATTATCTCCGACAGGCGACACACTGATTAAATCCGATGTTCTCGGCAATCAGGAGCGACAGCACACATTCATCTTGTACGCTGTTTATCAGTCGGTTAATGACTATGACCGACTTGCCAACAGCGGACTTATTAACGAGTTACAGCTGTGGCTTGAAAAACAGGCAAAGGGGCAAACGCTGACCGTAACGGTTGGCGACAATGAGCTTGCAGGTACGCTCACAAAAATAACCTGTTCAAACGGTATGCTTTATGACATACCCGACAGCAATTTAATTGGTAATGTAATGTATCAGTTACAGATTACCGCAGATTACAAAATCGAAAGTGAGGAATTTTAATTATGGCAACAACACCCGATATCGGTAAACTCAAAAGAAGTTATCTTATGCACTACATTGACGCTTCGTTCGGCACAGGCGAAACCCCTAAGTGGTTTTTGATTGGCAGAGATATTGAAGATATGTCCGTTGAACTCAACCCCGACACAGAAACAGTCAAGAACATTCTTGATGAAACCGTTGTAAACGATAACGGCTATGAACCGTCAATTGACGCAGACACTTATTACGCAAATACAGGCGATGCAATCTACGAAAAGATTAAGGATATTGCAATGAACCGCCTTACAGGCGACGACTGCAAGACTGCAATTCTTGAAGTCCTTGTTGATAAGAAGACAGGTCCGTATGACGCTTGGACTGAAACCTGTATCGTAAAGCCACAGTCCTACGGCGGTGCTCAGGGCGGTGTGAACATTCCGTTCAACATCGCATTTAACGGCGACAGACAGCAGGGTACGGCTACAATTGAGAAGAAAGTGCCGACCTTTACCGCAACGGTTTAATCTTTGGGGAGGGATTGATTTATGCAGAAACTTGTTTTTGACAGAGGTTACAAGGAGTATCAGATTGGCGATGACGAAAACGCAGTAATCCGTATCAATACCGCGGATGTTGGCATTCTTGCAAGTCTCAACGAGGCAGTCAAGAATATTGAGCAGATTCAGAAGAAGTATGAAAACGCTGAAAAAGCTGAAAACACAGACGCAATTCAGCTTATCACCGAGTGCGACAAGGACATCAGAGAACAGATTAACTACATTTTCGGTTCGGATGTCTGCACGGTTGCCTTTGGTGAAATTAACTGTCTTTCGCTTGTGGGCGGTAAGCCGATTTTCGAAAACTTCCTTGAAGTGCTTATTCCTGTTATGCAGGCTGATTTTGAATCGGCACAGAAAATTTCCGATGAGAAAGTCGGCAAATACACTTCACAGGTGAAAAAGTGATTGAATTACTGCCGAAAAGCCTTGAGGTTGACGGCAGAAACTACGAAATCAATTCCGACTTCCGTGTTGCTCTGCTGATTTTCAAAGCCTATGCAGACGATGATCTGAACGATTTTGAAAAAAGCCGAGTGTGTGTCGAGTGCCTTTACAAGCAGATTCCCGAAAATTACCAAAAGGCACTTGACAGGGCAACTTGGTATCTTGACGGCGGAGATATTCCGCAGGGCAAACAGCTCCCCGTTCGTGTGCTTGATTGGGAGCAGGACGGACACATCATCTTCCCTGCTCTCAATAAGGTTGCAGGAGCGGAAACACGCACAGTCGATTATATGCACTGGTGGACTTTTCTCGGCTTGTTTAATGAAGTGGGTGACGGCTTGTTTACACAGGTGATTTCAATTCGCACCAAAAAGGCAAAGCATAAGAAGCTCGACAAAACCGAACGGGATTTCTACAATGAACATAAAGAACTTATCGACCTAAAGCCCAAACTCACAGCCGAAGATAAAGAAGAACTTGACTTCATAAATTCGCTTGTGTAGTGTAGTATCTTATCACATATTGTTGACATTCCCTAAATGTTAGTGTATGATTAAGTAAAAACTATATTGTTTTAACATTTAGGAGGATAAATGATGAAAAAGCTCATAGCGTTAGCATTAACCGCAGTTTTTGCAGTATCGCTTGTTGGTTGCGGTACAACAGCGGAAAGCAGTTCAAACACCGATATAAAGGCTGAAACCACTGAACCTGTGACGACAGAAATTCCCACAACGGTGCAGGAAACAACAAAGGCAGAGTACGATTTAGCTATCGAAAACACCTTAAAAGATATTAAATACTGTACTCCGTCACAGTTTGAAACAAAAGGTACAAGCGGATTGATTTTTAATCACAAAAGTCCAGAAAATGATAATCTTCTTGTAAGTTATACGGAATTGAGTGACGATATTCTTTTATACACCGAATCGCAGGCTAATGAACTTTTAGATAGTATTGTGGAGGGAATGAAAGGTGATAGGGACTTTGAATTATCCAGCAAAAAATATTTAGAAATAGCATCGTGTTATGGAATAGAATTTTCGTATAAAATGGAAGGTGTATATGCACACACTTATGCTTTTTTATGGAATGACGGTGCATACAATTTTTCTTATTCCTCAACCGAGCCTATTTCAGAGGAAGATGAAAATCTGCTGTCGGCAATAATTGATTCAATAGTATTACAATAACAAAAAAAGCCACTCCAAACGGGGTGGCTGTTCTTTTGCAAAAATTTATTAGCGTACATCATAACGGTGTGCGCTGTTTTTATGCCCATTTTTAAATGAAAGGATGTGAAAATTTGGCGGTTGACGGTTATCTGAATTTTGACACGAAACTTGATACATCGGGTTTTAACGGCGGTTTGGCACAGGTTAATACTACTGTTACCAAATCAATCGAAAGGGTAAAAAATCAGCTTAAGACCTTTGCAAAGACTGCCGCTGTTGCTTTCAGCACTTATGCAATTACAAATTTCGGCAAAGAGTGCATTGAGCTTGGTTCTGACCTTGCGGAGGTGCAGAATGTTGTTGATGTTACTTTTCCGGCAATGACCAAACAGGTTGACAAGTGGGCAAAAAGTGCAGCTAATTCTTTTGGTTTGTCCGAAACAATGGCAAAGCGGTATGTCGGTACTTTCGGCTCAATGGCTGAGGCTTTCGGTTTTACAGAGAAAGAAGCCTATGATATGTCAACCACGCTGACAGGACTTGCAGGCGATGTTGCTTCATTCTACAACATCAGACAGGACGAAGCCTATACAAAACTTAAATCAGTATTTTCGGGCGAAACCGAAACTTTAAAAGATTTAGGCATCGTAATGACACAGACTGCGCTTGACAGCTATGCCCTTGCAAACGGTTACGGTAAGACCACAGCTAAAATGACCGAAGCCGAAAAAGTAACATTGCGTTACAAGTTTGTTCAAGACCAGCTCGCCAATGCGACGGGTGACTTTGCCCGAACGCAGAACAGTTGGGCGAATCAGACAAGAATTTTACAGCTCCGACTTGACAGCCTGAAAGCTACACTCGGTCAAGGTCTTATCAATGTGTTTTCTCCGCTGTTAAAAAATCTTAATTCCTTTATCGAAAAATTAAATGTTGCAACGGAAAAATTCAAAAGCTTTACGGAACAGGTTTTCGGCTATTCATCTGCAACCGACAATTCCGCAAATTCCGCAAGCTCTGAAATGACAGACCTCACCGATGAAACAAAGAGTGCAAACTCTGCACTTGCCACAACATCGAAAAAGACAAAGGAAATTAAAGACAATCTTCAAGGATTTGACAGGCTCAATGTGATGAGCCTTGAAAACAGTTCATCAGATGACAGCACAGCAGTAAACAGCCCCACAAAGAAATCCTCTAAAGCCGCAGTTAACGCACTTGATACTGCCGCAACAGCGATTGAAAAGCGTACAAACAAGGTTTTTGACAGCATTAAAAGAGCCTTGAATAATCTGAAAAATGCTTTTGTTTCAATCGGTGAATCGTGGAAGAGAGTGTGGAAAAACGGCACAGGCGAAAAGATTATCGGAAACATCAAACAGCTTTTGAAAAATGTTTTTGATATCATCGGTGATATTTCGGGAGCGTTTACAAAGGCTTGGAATAAGGCAAGACTTGGTGACGAGGTTGTGCAATCCATTATCGACAAATGGAACAGCTTGCTTGAACTTGTAAATACGATTGCAGAGGATTTTCGCAAAGTTTGGAACAATGGCACCGGTGAGAGAATTTGGACTAATATTCTGAATATTATCAAAAACTGCAACAACTACACCAAAACTCTGCGGACTAAAATCAAACAGGCTTGGGACAAAAATGAATCGGGCAAAAAGATTTGGGAAGCAATCCTTGGCATTGTTGAAGATATCACAGGCTTTTTGAGCGATATGTCAGAGATTCGCCTTGAATGGCTTGAAAGTCTTGATTTGTCACCGCTTGTATCAGCTGTTGCCGACCTCGGACAGGCGTTCAGGGATTTGCTCAAAGCCTGCGGAGATAAGCTGAAACAGGCATACAAGAATATTCTTCTCCCACTTGCAAAATGGACAATTGAAGAAGCAGTTCCGAGACTTGTAGAAGCCCTTGCAGGAGCGTTGAAACTGTTAAGCAAAATAGTTAAATCTATTAGTGACAAAACCCTGTACGCTATTGCAGGCGGCATTACTGCGGTCGGTACAGCTGTTGTTGTTTTCAAGGCAGGACAAGCGATTGCAAGCGGAATTGATAAAGTCAAAAATGCTATAAAGTTATTTTTGACAACTGTTTCTGCAAATCCAATATTAGCCATTGCCGGTGCCATCACCGGACTTGTGACTGCAGTTACTGTATATAATCAGCTTGTTTGGAGCAATTCCGAAGCTAAAAAATTTGCCGATGAAATTGACGGTATAAAATCAAGGCTTGATACAACTACGCAAGGTATTGAGGATAATTTGTCAGACACTCTTGAACGAATGGACAGCTTGTATGCAGACAATACACTTGTTGACAGTTACCAACAGAAACTTGATGAACTGTTACAGAAAGCTACGCTTAGTCCAGAAGAGCAGGCACAGCTTGAAACCATTGTTACATATTTTAAAAACAATGTTGACGGTTTCAGCGATGTGTGGAATCAGTATGTTACTGTCAGTGCTGACGGCAAAGTACACTTAAATGGTGATTTAGCCGAGGTGCAAAAGGTTATTGATAGTACAATTGATAAATATCAACAACTTGCAAATAGTGCCGCATTAGCTGAATTATCTTCTGAAAATAGCAAAGAACGAATTCTTGCGTCAAAGAAATACAGCAGTGCAAAATCAGATTATAACAACAAGAAAAAAGACCTTGAAAACGAACAGAAAAAACTGAAAAAGTGGCTTGAGAAAAACGGCAAAAGTATGCAGGCTCTTGAAAATTACTATTTTGGTGGCGGTGCTAAAAACGACGCTTTATGGAAAGAGGGCATTGAATACTTCGAGAATATTCAGAGCAAAACAAAATCTCTTGACGGTGCAACAAGTTCGGTAAACAAAGCTGTTGCCGCTATGAACAAACTGACTATGACGGGTGATGACCTTACAGATGTACAAAAGGTTGTTAATGGCAACTATTCAGACGCCGCCGCTGTTCTTATGGCTTACAATGCAGGTCTTATCAGTACAACGGATGTTCAAAATTCGCAGTGGAAATCTTTGAACAATTTGCAAAAAGCTGCAAAAGATACAGGTAAAAACACGGTTCTCGGTCTTGTTGAGGGTACAGACGCATACAAAGGTGCGCTTGTCAAAAACAGTCACGGTCTTGCTTCTATTGTGCTTTCAGAATATGATACCACGATGGGAATTCATTCCCCGTCAACAGAAATGTATGAAAGAGGCGGTTACACGGTTCAAGGTCTTGCAAACGGCATTCGTGACAGAATATATGCCTTGAAAAATCCGCTTGCAAGACTGCTTAGCTTTATTTCAACACATATCAATCCGATTTCAAGCGTTTTCTCAAATGCTTTTGAGGGTATCAAGAGTGCTGTAAAAAAGCCTATGAACGGATTTTTAGGTGTTGTTCAAAACTTCTTAAACAATTTTATAGATCCGTTCAACAGCCTCGGCAGTGCTATTTCAGGCGGAATGAGTACAGCGGCAAAGATTGCTTATGAAGCGTTAGGAAGTGTAAACGGCAATGTCGGACTGCCTAACATTACAGTTCCCCGACTTGCCACAGGTACGGTTGTTCCGGCAAATTACGGTGAATTTCTTGCCGTACTCGGTGATAACAAGCGTGAGGCTGAGGTTGTTTCGCCGATTTCAACTATCAAACAGGCACTTATTGAGGCTATGGCAGAGATAGGCTCAACAGGTGACAGCGGTGACATTAACCTTACTGTAAATCTTGACGGCGAGGTGATTTTTAACAACATTGTAAAACGCAACAACGCAGTCAAAAAGCGTCACGGTGTCGGTGCGTTAGGTTAGGAGAGGATGACATGGCAAATTTTAAAGGTTATTTAATAAGGTTTCCTAAGAGCGGTAAGCTGTTTCCGCACGAGCTTATTGCAAAGGATAACTACAACGGCACTCCGCTCCAGAGAACCGAAATCAAGGCATACCGTGACAGCAACAATCTTCTGCACCGCACAACTTCGCCAAATTACAAGTCGAAAATTGAGTTTACAACCGTTGATGAACTCACCCTTGCACAAATGCAGTCAATTAGAAGTGCTTTGAATAGTTCGTGGGATAACTCTCAACAGCGTAAAATCCGTGTCGAGTATTGGGACGATGAACTTCTTGCATATCGCACAATGACCGCCTATATGCCCGACATCACCTATCAGGTCAAGAAAATCACCAAAAACAACATCATATACAATGCCGTGACTTTCACTTTTATTGAGTATTAGGGGGGTGACAGATTGCTATCTATTTCAAGTACGCACAAGCAGAAAATCATTAACGAACTGATTTCAAACAAGCTTGAAATCTTTTCATCTGACAGTAAGTTTGATGTCATCACCGAAACCAACATTGAAAGCGAAAGTATGAGCCTTAAACAGTCGATTTGTGACGAAAATAAGTTGAGGTTTGGCGGTTGCATTGCCTCAGAATTTAAAATCGGACTGCTGAACACCGTTGGCAGAACCTTTGATGTTTCAAAACTTGTCGGTTGTTGGATTTTAGTTAAGCTGACACAAACTTTTCCGTCAGGCTCTCCGATACTGCCGAGCAGTTCATTATATCCAAGCGACACTCTCTATCCGGGCGAAGCCGTGACAACAAAGTCGTGGTGCATTTTTAACGGTATGATTGACAAAGCCGAGGTCAATAAAACGGATCAGAACAAAATCAGCATAACCGCCTATGATGTGATTTCACAGCTTTATGAAACCGACTGTACAAACGCTCTGCAAAAGCTCTGGAATAACAATTCTAACAGTACTTCGGTCTATGCACTGTTGGCAATGGTTTCTGAAAAATTTATTAACCTATGCGGTCAACCTGATGCCCATTTTTTATCCGACCGTTTACTTAACGAGGTTATCAACAAGGTTGAGAATCTGACTGTTAAGAATATGAAAATTTTTAACAAAGTATGGCTTGATGATTCCGAAAAGGTTAATTACGGTCAATTGCTTAATTATACAGCGGAAATGCTCGGTGTGTTTGCTTTTGTTAAACCCGAGAACCGAAAAGGCGGTAACATTGTTTTTGTCAACCTTGAAACCGATACAACAAAAGCAGAAAAATATGACTTTTACGAGGCATTCAACGCTGACGAAAAATCAAGCGGTACATACGGGACTGTTGACTTTGCAATCGGAGGTTCTACACGAACCACAAAGGTGCGTAGCTACAAGTTTTTAAGCGGTAAAACCTATGATATGACAGACAACATTCTTGTATGGCAGGAAAACGATAATGCAGGCGGTGCGTGGATACACAAGTTTGAAAATTTGTTTTCAGGCGATACAGGCAAGCGAATACACCATAAAATTTATAAGCCTATCGAGGCAACCCTTGACGGCAGATTGTGGGTTGAGCCGGGCGATATGGTGCAAATCAAATACTATGTTACCGACGCTGACGGCAACTATGCCTATAACGCTGACGGCACTCCGCAAACCGCAACCGTGACATCATATGTGTTATCGAGAGAGCTTACGGGCATACAGGCACTCACAGACAAAATCACAGCGAAAGGAGAATAATTTTGAACAAATACACACGAATGAACTGGGAAAATACCCCCTCAACAGCAACTCCGCTGACTGCCGACAACCTCAACCATATGGACGAGGGGATTGAACGGGCAACAGACGGAGCAATTGCACTTGAAACCGAAATAGCCACGGCAAGAGGCGGTCAAAATTCACTCGGAGCAAGGCTTGATAAAACAGACAAGAGTATTGCCCGAAAGCTCGATTCAATGCCGTTTGACAGCGAGCCAAAAAATAACAGCCCGTGTTATCTCACAAGTGGTACGGTTTACAATGCTCTGCTTGTTAAAGCCGATAAAACCGCCTTGGCGACTAAATACGATTCGTCAAATATTGAAAGTGGTACATCAACACTCACACCGTATTCAACCGTCACCGATAAAATCAAAAGTGCAAACTGTACATATAAGACGATTGGTGACATCGTAATCGTCAGTGCAACGGTCAAAATGAACGCAGTATCTCTTGGCGGCAATAGCATGTGTCCGCTGATTGATTTGCCGTACAAATGTATTTCCGAGGACAATGTTTTTTGTGTCGGTATTTCAAACCTTGGCAAGCTCTTTAAATTTGCCATTCCGAAAAATAACACTTGGCTACAGTTTTCAACTCAGGAT